AAGAATCAAAACAATTCATTGACAAGCACAGGAGACCAATTATTTAGTTATAGATTTTTAATAGCAGAAAAGGCACCAACAACTACAGTAGGAGAATTTGCAACAGTAATAAATGATTTTTCAATAGGTAAAATAGAAGAAATTACAGGAATAAGGAGCATGACAACAAGACAACACATAGGATTATTAAAAAGAACAGCACAAAATCAAGGAGAAGAAACAATAATATTAAATTAGTAGATATAACCTGAGCAAGTTTTAAAACTGCTCAATTAATTAAGCATTAAAGGAGAATTTAACAATGAGAATGAGTTACAACAAATTTATATATAACTGGGTAAAAGCTATAAGAGATAATGATGAAATTTCTGAGCAGTATTTAAAAAGTGAACCTAAATATAAAAATTTATATATTAGTAAATATGGAGACTTAGTAGTTAACTCAGTTGATGAAAAAAATTGGTGTATAGCTGACATTTACGAGCATGAAGATTTTGAATGTGATGACTGGAAACCAAATTGTTTCACTAGTCGAGAGCCATCTATATATTTAACTAGTAAATATTTTTTAAAACATGGTGGATATTCGGATAAAGAAATAAACATAATTTTAAGTTGTCAAGAAATAGTAGAAGGAGCAGTACAAGATTTATATGGTGAATTTGTAAAAAATAATTCATGGGAACCATTTATATCTGATATGACATAAATAAAATATTCCTGAGTAAGAATATAAACTGCTCACTAATAAATAAATTTATAAAGGATAAAAAACATGAATACAGAAAAACAAAAGCAAGTATTAGAAATGCAAGATAAAGCAGAAGAAATTGA